CCCCTCTGGACGACCCAAGATACCGCCGCTATACACCGCCCCGTGTTCCGGCGTAGCTCAGCGGTAGAGCAGTTGACTGTTAATCAATTGGTCGTAGGTTCGATCCCTACCGCCGGAGCCAATAAAAACAAGGGCTTAGCTAGAAATAGCTAAGCCCTGTTTCGTTCCGGGGGCACACTGGGGGCACAATTCTTCGCCGCTAGGCTACGTGCGATGCATCCGCAATTCTTTGTTTCAGAACAAAAGGATGCAATCAGGCAATGCTAGCCAGCTTCCGGCGCTCCGCCCAATGCCGTTTCACGCCTTCCCGCCGCGCCTCTGACTTCACCGGCAAGGCGGCTTTCTTGGCACGACGCTGAGCGTTGGATTCATCCACCTTGTCCGGGTTAGCGGCGACCCAAGCCCGTTCCATCGGCGTGGCGTATTCCCGGTATTCCTCGGTCCGATGCGACCGCTTTACGCATTCCACGCAGCGGCGAGAGAGGCACCAGCGTTCGGCGACATGGCCCCACTTGCAAGGTTCACCCGTGAAGAAACGATTGCGCCGGAGAGCTAGCGCCGTCTCACGGTCGATCTCCGCCCCCCAGTAAAAGGTTTCGGGCGGATCAAACTTCTCCATTGGGAATCGGGGGATGCCACGTGCCATCAGTTTACAGCCTCAGAACGCCGCATCATCAAGCCCCCAGTTCACCAGCCGCAGCGCCGCGTCAGGATCGATCCCAGCTTCCTTAGCCATCGCCAAGCCCTGCACCAGCGTCGCCATGGCACGCGCACGCCCGGACACGTCATAAGCCTGTACAGGTCGCATCACGTCGATCTCAACCGTGCTACCCAGCTTCTCCGTGGCTTCCTCGGCCATCAGCATCGCCATTGGCTGCAAGGTCCAGCCCGCAAGGTGCCGCTGCATCTCGCGAACCATGGGGCCGGTCGTGGCAGCATCATAGCCACCCGGCAGCACCCCATAGGCCGCCAGCACGCTGTCACGGGCCGCCTTCCAGTTCTGGGTCATCATCGCCCGTTCAAGGTCCGGGGTCAGGTCCTGCGGCTTCCAGTCGCTCGCAGGGGCTACAGAGCCTTGCGCCGCGACATTAACCGACTCACGCAACAGGACGCGCCCACGACGCCCCTTGAAGCCCGCTGCCAGCGTTTCCAGATCGGTGCCGGTGGATTCGGGGAACGGCACCACAGCCGAACCGATCGGCGCATTGCCATAGGTCTCAGCCAGCGCCCGTTCCAGCGTGTTCAGAAGCTCAGCAGTCAGAGAGGCCCGACGAAGCGGCGACGTGCCCGACCATGGCGCGGAACTATCAACGCCAGTCTTGAAGTGCAGCACCTCGGACGCCAGTGCCGTGATCGAACGCCCGCCCCCTGCGTCCGGGATCGTCAGCCGGTATGCCTTCACCTTGCCGCCCGACGTCGAGAAGTCGTAGTCGCTGACAGGCCGCAAGCCCTCATCCCCGACATACCACAGCGATTCGCCCCGCAGCGCCAGAGAGCGCGCGGCAGAGGCCATGACAGCCCGCGACAGCAAATCGGTGCCCTGCACATCAGAGGCCGCTAGCGCGCCTTCCCAGAGGCCCACACAGGCTTGCACAGTGGCAGTCAGGTCAGCCAGTCCGGTCTGCCCGCTGATCCAGTTTTCCCGAAGCGCCATAACCTGACCAGTGAACCCGCCCTGAACGGAGCGGGTTTCGGTCGGCTCAGCAGCCTTGCGCTTGAACAGATTAAACATGTGAGAGGCCCGCCTTCCTGTATTTCGTCAGCAGATCGGCAGCGCCGGAATTGCTAAGTGCCGTGCTATCCCGACGGCGCGACCAGCTTTCTTGCAGGCTGCCGTCAATATTAACCGAGTAACGCGAGTATCCCCGCAGATCCTCGGACGCATAATAAGCGGCAAGGCGGCGATAAGCTTCCTCAATCTCTGGCGTTACTTCCTGCCCGCCAATAGTGCATTGAACGATAGCGCGATCAGTAAGCCGGACCTCTCCATACTTATTAACTACGGCAACCTCGCCATCAACAGTGTCGATAACGTATGGACGATACGGAGGACGCCAATCCACAGGGCAAGGAGCGGCAACTTCAAACTCAACCACGCTAGTCGTCCAGCGCGTCGCAGTGTAGCTTTCCAGCTTAGCCCAGATAACCGCCGGAACAGATCCGCTAACATCAGCAGGAGCAGCAGGGTAAACGATTGAGAGTCCATCTTCACTAACCACATATTGCGAAGTCATTAACGCCACCGATATTGTGCAGGCTTGCGGGGAACGATCAGGCCGCTATCCAATTGCCGAAGATCTAGCGCCGTGTCGGGATATGCGGGCCGCGTCACAAGGCTAAGCTCAAACAGGATCGCTTCAAGGATTTCGCGGATCAGCGCATGACCTTCGCTCGGATTTTCCTCAAACGTCCGCTCAGGCACCTTCACCCGTTCAGGAGGCGCAACACGGAAACCGGGACTGATACCGCCAATAAGGCCAGACGTGAACGCGGAAAGGAAGTCCTTCCACCACGACGACTCTTGAATCTCGGGAACGATGATCGCCTCGAAATTCAGGGCCTCATCGGTGTCATCAAGAATGAACGTGCCCGCCTTCTTACTGGCAAGCGGCTTATCGAATGAATGCCCGACAAGCAGGTGAATGTCACGCTCAGGATCGTTAACGGCATAAGAGAAAGCCCGGGGCGCGAATACCTCTTTACGCGGTTTGCGACCATTGCCACCAGCGCTCATTACCGCGCGCGAATTGTAGGGGAACCTGCCAGTCAGGCGACGCGAGCCATCGCCCGCGTCCCTGAGTTCGAGGCCCCCGCTATAAACGGGGGCGTCCATTAAGGTGCCGTAACGTTCAGGATGCGCGTCTGAACGCCACGCGGAACGGTGAAGTCAGCCGTCACAAGCCCAGTCAGGACAAGCTGCCCCGATGCGGCTTTGGTGTAGGGGTCGCGGATCAGGTCAACCCCGCCGTAGAGGCCGAGATAACCCGGAGCCACACCTTGCACGGTCGCGGTCAGGATAGCGGTATCGGCAGGAATCACGTTGCTGATAGCCGGGGTGCCGACATGCTTGACCAGCCGGTCAAGTTCGGTCAGTTGCAGCCCCTCGACAATGCCGCCATCTAGTTCAGCCCAGATTGCCGGATCGAAGGCAACGTTCACCTCGGACGGCGACGAGATAGCGTTGGCCTGCATGAAGGCCACGATCTCAGCGCGATAGGCCGCCCAAACAGCCAGCGACGCCACATCAGTATCGGTGATGCCATAGGTCACAGCGCCGGGGATAATGCCCAGAGGCTGACCAGAAGCGCCCGTGCCATTGACGACAACGCGGTCAATCTCGGTCGCGATCACGGCGTTCAGGTCGCGACGAATAGCAGCTTCCAGACCAGCGCCAGCCTGCTTCAGCGCTTTTCGGCTGATAACCATTTGCGCGCCGCCGGTGTGATCCGGGTTCAGGCTGCGCTCAGAGGTCGCATAGGCGTTCGGGACGCCCACATCGCCTAGTTCGGTTGTCTGCCAGCCGAACACAGCACCAGCCGTGGCAACCGGGAAAGCAACCTCACCCTGCGCGATCTGAATCGACTGAACGCCCAGACGAGCCGCAACGCCATTGGGGAACAGCCGATCAATCGTGGGGCGGATGACCTTGGGGTTAACCTGACCGGATGCAATGGACTCACCGGCACGGGTTTCGAGAGCGGCGTAGGGAACGGGAATACCCTGATAGCCCCCGGCGTTACGCAGTTCGGCCACAACCTCAGCAGTCGCACCAGACAGCGCCTTGCCCTCGTCCAGAGCCAGCGCCACCTGCCGCAGTTCGAAGCGGCCCAGAAGATCGGCATATTCGCGATCCGAGCGGGTTTCGAGTTCTTCGCCCGCCTCGCGGCGTTCTGCATCTTCGGCAATCATAGAGGCGCGGTAACGGGTCTCGCCCGCGCGATATTCTTTATCAAGCGCATCCATAGAGCGCATTTCATCTTCGCTCGGATTATCCTTGCCAGCAAGCTCAGAAAGCTGTTGACGAATTTCGCTCTGACGAAGCTGAATCTTTTTGCTTTGCAGCATCTAATATATCCCCGGGGTTTACCAATATTGGATGCCTCGGATAGTATATCATTGCCACAAAAACGGGAAATCGGCAGGGTTCTCATCAATATTGTTAACCCACTGACGCCCTAATTCGGTCAGGTCTAGCAGGCCATCGTTATTCTCAGCCATGCCATTTCGGATGAGCGCATTCACCACAGCTTTAGCATTGCCGCGCGAAACAAACCCAAGCAGCAGTCGGGCCGCCTCATAATCTAGCGGCCAACCGCCCCCATTATCAGCGATGGCCATTAGGAGCTTACCTTGGTCTTGCGGAATTGGCGTCTCGGAATCTGTCCATGGGAGCGGCACATGCCCGGCTGCGATAAGCTGATCGCAGTCGCGTTTATATTGGGCAATCAGAAGCTCGCGAAGCTCGTCCTGATCGTATTCATCATAAAGCTTCATAGACCGGACCTCATCAGTTTGCGCCATTTCAGTTTCTCAGGATCCAGCTTGCCGCCGTGAACCTCGATCTGGGTCTTGGCGGCATGACAGGATTTGCACAGCATCTGAAGATTGCCCGGGTCATATTCCGCGCCCCCATCCCGCACAGGCTTTACGTGGTCGCATTCTAATTGCCCCGCCGCGCCACACGAACGGCACTTGTATTCATCGCGCCTTAGTATCTCCCGCCTCAGCCGCTTCCAACGTTCAGTGCGGATCACATGCCGGGAATGCCGATGCCAGGTCATTCCGCCCACGCCAGCCTCAGCGGCCCACGCTCAGGGGCAGCGACACGGCGCATCCCCTCAGCAACGGCAATGACAGTCGCCGCCGCCGCATCAATCCTGCCGGTGCTACGGGCCTTCGCCAGCTTATGGTTGCCCGCCGGATCAACCAGCGTGATCGCATCGGCAAAAGCGGATCGCAGCAGCAGCGAGGGCGAGGTGCGCACATGGCCGTCAAACGCAGCACGTCGAAGCCGTTCAATGTCCTCGGAACCATCCTTCCAACCGAACCCGCGCCAGATAAGCGGCACACGCAGGCCAGCCCTCGCCACGCCTTCCTGCAACTCTGCCTGCTTGTAACGGTCCATGACCAGCGCCACCACGTCGCAGCCCTCGACGTGCCGCAGGGCATTCATCAGCACAGGCGCAACAGGGACCGTCTTATCGCCAATGGTTTCAAGCTCGTTACGGCCATTCATGTCCAAGTAGCGCCCTGCCACGCCGTCAGCCTCGCCACGGTCGTTGAGCGACGGCGAGGAAGGGAACCAGCCCTTAGCCTCCAAGCGGCCCGTTCTAGGCCAGTAGAACGCCGCTGCGGTCATGCTGGCACTGCCGCCAAGATCAAGCCCGATGATGCACTCACCATCACGGGCAGGCAGGTCATCGGGCGCAACCTCACAGGCTAGCCACTCATCAACCGTCAGCAGCAGGCTACGGTCTTCACCTGAGACCCGCTCGTTACGGTTGAGGTTTCGGAACGATTGCAGGGCCGAACCACCGCGAGCAATGGCCCGCTCAGCCTGTGCCCGCAGCCACTCGACAGGCGCGCCAATAGGCGGTTCCTCTGCCGCGCCGGGGTTTGCGATAAGCAGACTTTCCACATCATCCGCAGGCAGTCCGGGCGGAGGACGATGTTCCTGCACATAGGTGCCGGGCGGGGGGCGGTCCATCCACTGGCTGAACGTGTTGCCGTCATCCGGGGCCGAGGTGCTGATGATGAGCGCACGGCCCCCACGCTTGCCGAGGCCGGACAGGATCGCGTTTTCTAGTGCATCCCCCTTGGCTGGCTCCCAAGCCGCGCGCTCGTCCAAAATAGCAAGGTTCGGTGCGCCCCCGAGGATCGATTTACCATCAGCGGCAATACAGCGGATCACGCCGCCGCCGTTCTGCTTATACTCAACCTCAAGCTTGGAACCGCGCCGAATAATGAAGTCCGCCTGCGCATCCTCCCCCAAGCCCTCCACGAATCCAACGACGAATTGGAACGCCGTCCGGGCTTGATCCCTATTACGAGCGGCAAGGATAATGTCCCGCTTAGGCTGCGCATCGTAAACGCCCATGCAGCAGGCCAATGCAATGCCACTTGCCAAAGCCGTTTTTGCGTTGCCCCTGCCTATTGACAAGCAGCCCACCATAACCCCATCTGATAGGGAGCCGCGAACAAACCGCCGCTGATATTCAGCCAAGCGCAGAGGCTCCCCGGCATTCTTGCCCTCGGGAATCTTCAGCGTCTCTAGAAACTCAATTACCAATTCGGCGTCAGTCATGTTTTTTTCCGGATTTTTTCGGGAAAGAGAGCAGACAACCCCCACCCCGTATCCAGACCCCCATATATAGCCTACGGTGGCCCCTATAGTGGTTGCCTGACATCTCCATACTATATGTAGTGGTCATCCCCTGAATGCACGCTTTGCGACACGCTGCACCACACCACGCCAGCCATTCATCGCAGTCAGCATGCCGAAGCGCCCTGCCACATGCTTCCCGGTGCTGGTTGTGTGGCCGAACTCGATGCGATTGGCATAAGCAGCAAGCGAGCCAAGGTAGACGTGATCCCCTAGCTTCAGGTCAGCCAACACAGCGGCATCATTAGCGGCGGGATCGGGGAATACCTCATCGTTAGCACCAAGCGGGATACGTGGGTCCTTGCTGAGCACGATGGACCGCGCGAGGTTGCCAGTCTCATGCGGCTGGGCATCACGGGCATCCTTGGCAATGGCCTTCACGCTGTCCTTGAACGTGTCGAGCGATGCGGCTTCAGTATCAGCCACCCACTTATCAATACTGGCAGTGAATGATTTAGTCGTGCCCTTAGCCATCCGCTTATCCCCTTATCTGATGCACGGATAATACCATGGCAGGCAGGTAGCGGCATATCAGCGGCGTCGAGGAGAGTGAAAAACCCCGCGCTAGGCGGGGTCTGTGTTACGCGGCAGCCATTTCTTCCAATCTATCGGCCAGAAAGCGTACTGAACCAGATAGGCGTTGTTCATTTCAGATGCATCGGTCCAAACAACGGCTAGACGTTCGTCATCGTCAATGATTATGTCACATCTCTTAGGTTTCGTATCGGACAATATAATAATGACGCCAACATCCTTTTCCTTGGCATCATCGGGAATGCTGCCCCCTACAATTGTAACCTCATATTCATCAAAGCCTTCTCCTTTCAGTCTTCTGAACTTCATATTCGTATAGGTCATTCTTCCCCCCTCTGGTTTCGTCTGGGACACCGGGACAGCGGGACACCCCTAAGGGGTGTGTCCCGTCCCGTCCCGCTTTATGTCCGGCGGGACAGTCCCGGATTGTCCCGCTTTTGTCCCGTCCCGTCCCGATGTTACACGCATCAAACATCATAGGGATAGTTCTTTCCGATTTGATACAAGTCGTTGTTAACGGTAAGAAAATTTCCGTCAACAAGTTCCAAACGAACCCTGTTGAAATTCCGGCGCTTTGTTTCAGGTTTCTCTGCGGAGCTTTTTTGGTAATAGGCTTCTCGCCAATCGTCCAAGTGAACGCCCCGGAATGTCCCGTCCTGTTTTGTCCCGCTGTTACGCGCCGCCATTTGGAAGGATTCAAGGCCAAGCCGCTTGTTGGAACTCAGTTTCCCCGCGCCGTGCGACACATGCGCATCACAGGGCACCAGAACGGCGGAACCAAACGGCTTGCCTTTTTTGTCCTTCCCAAGCTCGATATCTTCCAGCCTGAACGCTAGGGGTGTGGGTTCTTCGCCTTCCTTCATCTTCTTGCAGGTGACAGTGACAACACCGTCAGCTTTGGCAACCTGATACTCGGCATCGAGCGCCCCCTTGAAGGCCATTGCGCCGCGCGCACGGGACTTGTCGCCATGCCCGGTATGGTGAACCACTAGAACCGTAGAAGCGGGATAGCGCGCCCGCAGATCGTCCATAGCGGCAACAAACTTGTTCATGTCGGAAGTGTTGTTCTCGTCGCCGTCACCGAAGTTCCGGGCGAGCGTGTCAACGATAATCAGAGACGGCGCACCATGTACCAGCGCCAGCCCATCAATTTGAGTGCCAACGAAATCTGCGTGCGCCGGATCAAGGAAGTTCGCGGCCTTGGTGGAGGCGAAAA